GGTGAGTCAGAGCCGCAAGTGTTTATAGAGAAAAGAGATGACCACATCGGCGATTGTATCAATACAATAGCTAGATACAAAGAATCAGTAGGAGCATGACTACATTGAGTAAATGGGAAAACAATAGACCTATCCAAAGTGACACGTTTCGCTCTTTTGATATGCTCATTATTAATGGCTGGGGAGTCAAAATATCAACGCTTGGTGAAGACCAAGTTATGGTGTTTGCTATCCATCCATTCTTAGATGAGACAGAACTAAGGTTCTTCACAGATTTTAATGATGCACATAAATGGATCGAGTATATAACTGACGACTGGTATTGATTATGAAGAATTATTTGGCGCTACTTTTTTTAGGTTTTATTAATGCAACATTAATAGCATTAGCACTTCTATATCCCGAGGCTGTTTGCGCTGAGGAGTATAGTGATGAAGAGGTTACATGGCTTGCCAAGAACGTCTACTTTGAAGCAAGGAATCAAGGCATAGCTGGACAACTCGCTGTCGCGAGCGTTACTCTAAACAGGGTAGGTGACAAGAGATTCCCGAATACAATCAAAGGTGTAGTTACACAAAGCCTGTACCGTCCAAGCTGGAGAGACGGTTCTCCGATACCTATACGACACAAGTGTCAGTTCTCGTGGTGGTGTGACGGCAAAGCTGATACCATCTTCGACTGGAACACATATAATAAAATACATAAACTTATGTTGACATTCACATCAAATAATGCTATAATAGACATAACAGAGGGAGCAACACATTATCACGCAGACTATGTTCTTCCAGACTGGGCGGCTACGAAGCGCAAAACAATTGAAATTGAAGATCATATCTTCTACAGATGGGGTAAATAAATGGTTGACGTAATGACTACCGCAAAGTTCTCAGAGACAATCGAGAGAACAGTTATAGATAAGCGGATAACGTATCTTGATGCTGTTGTCTGGTATTGTGAAAAGAATGGATTAGAAATTGATGTTGCTGCTAAGTTACTTAACACAACCATTAAAGGGAAGTTAGAGGTTGAAGCGCAAGACCTAAACTTCTTAGCAAAAGGCGCACGACTACCTATTTAATATGAGCAGTGATGATATTATGTCTGGATTTGATTGTTACAAAACGTACTTAGCAGTACAGCAACACTTCACTCGTGATTCATATGATTACTTTAAATACAATGGCCAAGTAAGAGCCAATGAATCATCCTACCAAGTCCGCAAGGATAAGTATTTCTTCGAGAAAGCATCAAAGAAATTTAAACGTGAAGACTTTGTAAAGTTCTTAGTGGCTAATTACAGTGCTGGTCAAAAGCAATGGATAGGCAATCTACTCAGCTCAGACAATGAGACTGTGATGAAGAAATGGAAAGCAAGGATCGAATCTCTTTCCTACAGCTTCTCCGAAGATATGGATTATCTTTATAATGTAGAAGAAACGTTTGACGAATTGTTCACAATGAAAGACGGTTCACATCCTATACTCTACAGACACTTTGCTCGAAATAAGATTAGCCTTGAAACCTTGGTTCTATTAGACCAGTTACTTGGTTATACAAATAGATGGAAGAAGTATGATGACATTGTCTTGAATGAGACAGTTACGCTCATCAGGAAATACTCTCCGTTTATAAGAGAATTTTCACCAATAGACAGAAGCAAGTTGAAGTCTATTGTGCTGAAAATATATTAGTTTGTTTCTTATAAATAAACTAGTAATTGGGGTTGACATTATCCCTTTTATATTATATAATGTTAGCTTATCATGAAGATGATTCGCTTTGGATAAAACGCAATAAAAACATACATCGTAAATACAGGAATAAAATATATGGCTAGTTCATTTGCAACACTCAAGAAATCCCGCAACAATTCGCTTGATAAACTAATCAACGAATCTACCAAACTTAATAGTAACTCCCAAGGAAAGAAAGGCGACGATCGTTTCTGGAAACCAGATGTCGATAAAGCTGGTAATGGTTATGCTGTTATTCGCTTCTTGCCTGAGCCAAAAGGTGAAGATTTACCATGGGTTCGTATCTTTGATCACGGCTTCCAAGGTACTGGCGGTTGGTATATCGAGAACTCTTTGACTACTATCGGTGAAAAAGATCCAATCGGTGAGTTCAACTCGCAGCTTTGGAACAACGGCACTGATGCTGGTAAAGATCAAGCTCGTAAACAAAAGCGTCGACTGTCTTACACAGCCAATATCATGGTTGTTAAGGATCCGTCAAACCCATCAAACGAAGGAAAAGTATTCCTCTATAAGTTTGGTAAGAAAATCTTTGATAAGCTGAACGAAGCAATGAATCCAGCATTCGAAGATGAGCAAGCAATCAACCCATTCGACTTCTGGGAAGGCGCTAACTTTAAACTGAAGATCCGTCAGGTTGAAGGATATCGCAACTATGATAAGTCTGAGTTTGATTCGCCTAGCGAATTACAAGACGGTGATGATGATGCTCTTGAGAAAGTGTATGAGGGTTTATACTCTTTGAATGACTTCCTTGATAAGAAGAACTTCAAGTCTTATGCTGAGTTAGAAGCGAAGATGAAGCGTGTGTTAGGTCTTACTGGTTCACCTGCTCCTACAGCAAGTGCTATGGATGACCAAGCATATCAATCGTCGGCTAAAGCTGAACCAGTAGCTGAATCTTATTCTGCTCCTGCGGCTGCTGCTAAAGATGCTCCAGTAGCTGAAGCTGAGGAAGATGATTCATTATCTTTCTTTGAGAAGTTGGCTGAAGAAGACTAGAAACTCGAATAGAGTTTTAGGAAAGGAGGGAGACAAATTAATGTCTCCCTTTTTTTCACCTAGCTGCTTATTCTACCACTGCGACCACCGCTTCTTCTACTCGCAACACTAGGTGACGGAGAAAGAGGAACGGCTACAGTTTGATTCGTGCTTTGTGAGTTTTGCGTCACATTAGAAGTCTGCGGAGCAACTACAGTAACAATGTTCATAGCTCCCGCAGCAGATTGCGATCTAGCATTAACCTCAACACCATCCATTGCATCGAATTTTGCATCAGCGGCTCGCATAAAATCTGCCTGTATTGCTTCTAAAGATCCAGCTTCATAGTCATCAGCGGGTCGCATAAACTCTGCCTGCGGTGCTTCTTTAAAAGATCCAGCATAGTCATCAGCCATCTCCTCTTCTGTCAAGTCGCGTGTCATCCAATCTGGAATATCCAATTCACTGGACAATTCATTACTGGCAGCCTTTTTATTTTTTTCGTGCAGTCTGGCGGCTCTCTTTTTATTTTTCTCTTTCTCAGCTTTCTCTTCATCAGAATCGCCGAAGCCGAAGATTCCCTTAACGCCATCAATCAAACCGCTGACCTTGTCACTAACCCAGTTCCTGATCATGCTAATAAATTCTTGGACTTTGTCGCCTATACTCTTCCATATATCAGAGAAAGAAAAGCTATCTAGCGCTTCGGAGATTCCTGTGAATCCTAACTTACCAGCAATCCAACTGACTATACCCTTCAACAGATCAAGCACCTTAATGGGTATCGCGCCAATGACAGCAAAGAGCGCAGCGGATAATCCGCCTACGATACCGTTCACTTGGAATCCTTCCAAGACCGTCATAAAACCATCAACCAAACTACTGACCTTATCACCAACCCAATTTTTAATCACGCTAATAAATTCTTGAACCTTGTCACCAAGACCCTGCCAGATCTCAGAGAAAGAAAAGCTGTCTAACGCTTCAGAGATTCCTGTGAATCCTAGTTTCTCAAAAATCCAACTGAACAGACTTTTGATCAGGTCAAGCACTTTCATAACAAGACCGTCAACGATGCCAAAGAACGCACCGCTTATTCCGCCTATGATACCATTCGCTTTAAACCCTTTTATAAACCCCTTAATCCCATCAAATACTGACATAAGGATTGTTATGGGATAGAATGCTCTGCCGATAAGTCGACCTATTGATCCAGCCATTTTGACTATGGGTCCAAATGCAGCTTTCACTGAGCCAAAGAATTTGCCGAGAGCACCCGCACCATTAAATGCAGTTTTAACACTCTTTCCAATCTTGGTGACAGATTCTACGATAGGCACGAATAATTTTTTAACTTTATCAAAAGCAGAACCGAGTGATGTGAGTATGCCTTTAAATGGTTTGATGGCTTTACCGACAACAGTACCAACCTTACCAAAGAAACCGAGCTTACCAAATTGACCAGTCGCAGTTCTAAATACTTTCAACCCAGCCATTCCAGCTTTGAATGCTTTAGGCGCATTAGTTAAAGATGCTGACACCCCACCAAAGAATTTTGCTGACGCTGTAGTAAATTTAGAGATGGCTTTCGCGCCCTTTTCCATCTGTTTGGGTGCAAACTTATTACCAATACCTTTAAAGAAGTTCACCATTCCTTGAAGCGGTTTAATGATCGTCAGTTTACCGAACGCCTTTGCGGTCTTAGCGATTCTTACCAATGAATCTTTGAGACCCATGATTGCGCCAATGCTCAGCATTATAGGTGAGGCAAGTAGACCAAGTCCAATACCAATACCCTTGCCAGACTTCTCAGCCATTTTATCGAGCATGCCTTTAAAGCCAGCAATTAATGCTTCTTCCATGTCTTCGGTATTTTGAAGTATGCCCTCAAATATACCAGTGGTTCTAGCGTCCGCTGCAGCCTTCTCGCGGTCTGCCTCGATCTTTTGCAGCCTACCAGCAACGTTACCAGCCTGTAATTCCTTGATAACATTCGCATTAGTTTCACCGAGCACTTCCTGTAATGACGCTGTTCCGTCTTCGCCATTTTTAAGAAGCAGTTCGCCCATATCTGTAAAGCTGGTTTTAATCCCGTCAAGGTTGACACCATACTTTTTAGCGTTTTCTCTAAACTCATCTGCGACCTTTTTCTGGGACTCATCAAGTTCCTTTCTTGTCTGTAGAAGTTTTAGCTCTTCGCGTGTTAAGCCCAACTTGCTTGCGATCTGATCAGATTGTTGTTCTTGGAGATTCTTCTGCTTGACATTAGTGAGGCTGAACATATCCTTCAGCGACTTGACAGGACTTACTTTCTTCTGCTCGCTCTTAGCATATTTGTCTAATGATATACTTGCATTGGTCAACATACCAGCGCCAGTTTTCATAAGAGATATCTGTTTCGATAGCTCACGTGACTGATTGACAGCGGCTTTGTTAGCTTCTGTAGTGGATTTTAACGTGTCACCAACAATCTTAGGCAGATTGTTCACATTATTCTCATTCTCAGCCATTTTTTATCCCTATTTCTTTTTAGAACTAATTGCTTGCGAACCAAAGAACGCAGCAACGATACCAGCAACGGCTACGAAGTATGTCGGAGCCATATCACCTAATGTTTCTTGTGCTTGATCCAGACCTACTACAGAAGCGATTACAACAGCGAATGGATATAATAGCAATCCACCTAATGCAAACCATGTCATGTTACGTTGAGCATCACGCATAGCATCTTGATCTTCAAGTTCTTTACGTTTAAACTCTAGGTACATTGCTTCTTCTTCTGCAGTAACCTTACCATCACCGTTTGTATCAGCGGGATGGAATATCTTTTCTTCTGACATTTGTAAACCTCTATTGTTGTGATCGTTGTTGTTCTTCTTGTTCGTCAAGAAAGTTCTTCAATAGTGTTACATATATCTCTCTTTCAAATGGTATCATAT